ACGCAGCACTAGGCAGGGTAACCGGAGCGCCAAATCAAAACCTATACCAGGACCGATAATCTGATGGTATTCTGCGCGCTGTAAATACGAACGAAACTTCGTGAATCGCAATTCGTGAATCACAATTCGTCCATAGAGCAATCCGTCACCCGTGCGCTCGCTCCGGCAGCGCCCGAACTGCCGGCGATGCCGCCGACCGGGCGGATCAGTGCGGTCGTGGCTGACGTCGGGCTCATGCTGGGCGGTGTCAGCGAGCCGGCGTACTGCGCGATCGCCTGGCGCTGGGCCCGTGACAGGGCCGCGCTGGTCGCACTCACACGTCACCTGCGACTGGCGACGGTGAGGCTGGCGCAGTTGCGGGGCTGGCCGACGCGGATGCGCGGGCTGCCGTACCTCGATCGGTTAGTCTGGCTGGCTCTGTGCGAGGAGCATCACTGGTGGGCGATCCGGCAGACGAGGGCGTGGCCGCTGCTGATCGGCATGGACGCAGACCTGTGGGAGCACAGGGTGGCGGAAAAATACAACGAGGTCCGGCGGCAGTTGGACAGCTGGTGCGCTGAGGCTCGAGCGTGCGCTGTGGCGCGCTTGGACGATCGGTGAATCAATGGGTTGGCTTGACAATCAGATAAGCTCGTACTACCGTCCGCAAAGTCGATAGCTGTCCCCGCCGCTGAGCGGGGTTTTTGTTTTTGGAGGAACTCAGAATGAGGGCCGCTAGATGTCTTCAATGACCGATGGGTTTGAAAATGTGCTCGCGCTGCTACTGTTCAACAACACAACTATCGCGAATATCGGCGACGCGACCGGGCTGGTGGGCTCGACCTCGGCTGGCAGTACCCAGCTGGCGCTCGCGACGGTCGCATATATCGATGCCGACACGCTGCTGACGGCGGACGAGGTGGCCTACACAGGCTACGCGAGACCAACGCAGGCGCGAAGTTCAGCAGGCTGGACGGTAACTGCCGACACCGCGAGCAACGCGGCGCTAGTCCAGTTCGGCGAGATGACCGCCGGCGGTCCAGATACGGTCGTGCATCTCGGACTCGGTTTCCTCGCCACCGGCGACGTGCTGCGATTGCATCAGGACCTGACCGCTGATCTGGTCATAAACAACGGCGTGAACCCGCAGTTCGCAATTGGCGCGCTCGACTGGGTTTTTGCGTGATCGAACAACTCTCTCGAGGTGCCCCGATCAGCGTGCGTGTGGATGGCGTGCATGTCGTGCTCACGCTTGGCAATCGCAGCGTCAGTCTCGACTACGACACGGCGAACCGGCTGGCGGTGCTGCTTCGCGGCAACGGCAGGATCGCCAAGCGCAACGCCGGGGACGTATCCGTCAAGGTGATCGGGTTTGCTAATCTGACGGATGCGGTTCTGGACGAACACAAGGCGCAGAAGACGCGGGATGCAACCGCAGCATATGCCCTACTGCGATAGGAGGAGCCGTGGTAATTAGAGTGATCCTACTACTGATCGCCTCGCTGCTCGGCGAGATCGCCGTCGCGGTTGATGCGCCGATCAGTTACTCGGCGCCGACGACGTACACGGACGGCACGCCGCTGCCGGCGAACGCGATCACCGGCTACGAGTTCCGCTGCGGGACAGGCACGACTACAGGTGTGAGCTGCGTGCCGTTGGCGCTGCAGGGCACGGCGCTAGGAGGCGTGATGGTGGTGACTGTGCCGGTCGCGGGCGGCACTGCCTGCGTTGAGGGTCGCACGCTGGTAGCCGCCGGGCCTGGGCCCTACTCGTCACCGCCGGCTTGTAAGTTATTTCCGCCGCTGGTGCCGTCGCCACCCGGCAACGTGACCGTCGCGGTGGTGATCGGCATCACAATCGCCCCGGTTTACTCGGTTACCAATAATGGCCGCGTATCCACGTTGATGGGCTTCATCGATCTTGGTAAATCTTGCGGTGACGTGCGGCTGGCAGGCTATCGTGGTGCGGACTTCTATGCGGTGGCGCCTGCTGATGTGCGCTGGTGGGCGGTCACGACAACGCAGGTGGCGGCACCGTGTGCGCCGGTAGGATGATGCGCGTCAGTGAACGCAACGCCGACTGGCCCGCATTGCCGCCATTGGCGGCACAGCGCGCTATAGTGGCGCATCTAAGGAACGTCTTAGCCGAAAATCATGTGGTGGATTGGAGTAATGCACCGATCACACGTCTGAGGATGCTGCGCGGGAAATCCGGTAAGAAACATAGGCAGGGGAACCATGGCCGTTCTGACTGAGCAACAGCGATGGAGTCTGTGGGCCGAAGCGATGCGCGATGAGCCGCTTGGGGCGGACCGTTTCGCCTGCACAAAGGATGGCTTACGCGCGGCCATCAACGCGCTCGACGCTTGGCTTGAATCACAGGCAAGCGAAGCGAATTTACAGATCCCGCAGCCAGCACGTAACCAACTCACTGCGCGTCAGAAGACTATCTTGGTCGGGTTGATCGCGCTGAAGCGGGCGAGGGTGATCTAATGGCGACCGTCAAACAGGATATCAACGTCCTTGAGGCGATTCTACCGGCGACGGCCTACCCGCAGTTCAGGACGGTGGCGGGAACCAATTTTCCGGTGCCTTCGCTGGCTTACGACGCCAGCACCGCCGAGACCGCGCATTGGACCTGGCGCGCACTGAATTACGGCTCAGGCAATCTCACCGTCCGCATCCAGTGGTATGCGGATACCGCGTCGACCGGCGGCATCGTACTGGCGGCCGCCATTGCAGCGATCACTCCGAACACCGACACCCAGGATATCGAGACCGACGCCTACGCGGCGGAAAGCACGACTGCCGATACGCATCTCGGCACCACCGGCCAGCGCGTGCACGAGCTAACCATCACGGTCAGTAATCTGGATTCTGTCGCGGCCGGCGACTGGTGCATGCTGCGCATCACCCGGAACGTCGCTGACGGCAGCGACGATATGACTGGCGATGCTCATATTGTCGGAATTCAGATCGAATATAGTGACGCCTGAGGAATGAGCGGTGTCGCGCAGTTTTGACGGCACCAACGATGTTCTCAGCAACGCCAACGGCATCCTGACTGCCGTTCCGATCACGCAGGCGTGCTGGACCAAGCGTGGGGCAACAGGTGCGGCTCATGGGCTGATGGGCCTATTTACCGGCACCAGCGATAATCATCGGTTCAATCTGCAATGGAACGCATCCGACGCGCTGGTTGCCGTCACCAGAACGACGAGTTCCGGCCTCGCGACGACGACGGCGACTGTGGCCGAGACGACGACCTGGCATCACGTGGCCGGAGTGTTCCCGGCTACCAATAGCCGCAGCGTCTATCTCGATGGCGCCAACAAAGTCACCAACACTACCGACCTGACGCCCGTCGGCATCAATAAATTCCTGATCGGCGAGCGGGCGGACGGCACATCCGATCTCAACGGCCTGATAGCGCACGCCGCGATCTGGAATGTCGCGCTGGACGACGCCGAGATCGCTATGCTCGGTACGGATCGCGTGCATCCGCTGATGGTGCGGCCGCAGAGTCTGGTCGCGTATTGGCAGCACATGGGCCGCGATACGGCCGATATTGACGTGATCGGCGGCTATAATCTGACCGCCAGCGGCACGACGGCGAACGGCGACGAGCCGCCGCTGTTGTGGATGCCAAGCAGGCGCGTCATTATTTTACCGGCTGCGGTTGTGGGCGGCGATATAACCGCCGCTGGCTCGCTTTCCATCTCTGGATTGGCGGCGCTTGTTGCGACCGGCGCGCTGCTTGCGGCTGGCGCAGTTTCGATCAGCGGTGCGGCAGACCTCAAAGGGTCGGGCTCGCTCGAGGCGGCTGGTTCTGCCAGCATTACTGGGACGGCCGACCTCGACGCGATCGGGCAACTCGTTGCGGTAGGCTCTGCAAGCATCACGGGCCTTGCCGACCTAGACGCCACAGGGAACCTGCTCGCGGCGGGCTCTGTCGCCATCAACGGCGCAGCAGACCTTACCGGCGGGGCCGTTCACGACATTGCGGCGGCTGGAAGTCTTTCGATCACTGGCGCAGCCGATCTTGACGCCACCGGAACACTCGCCGCAGCGGGCGACCTCTCGATCACGGGCGCTGCGGACCTAACCAGCAGCAGCATTCACGACATCGCCGCCGCCGGCGCGCTGTCGATAACTGGCGCTGCCGACCTGGATGCGACAGGAACGCTGGCGGCGAGCGGAAGTCTCGCCATCAACGGCGCGGCCAGTCTTGTTAGCCCGACATCTGCGGAGGAAGTTGCCGGCGGCTTCTGGTATGCCGTCGAGGCCGTTCAGGCGCGGCGCAAGAAGCGCCTGCAGGACGCCGATGAGGCGGAAGCCCAAGCGCAGGCTATCAAGGACCAGCTCGATCGCGAGATCGCCCTGCTACTGCGTGAACAGGAACGGTTGGACGGCGAACGCGCAGAGCGCGGGCGGCTGCAGGCGTTGGCCAAACACTATGCGAGCGATCGGTCGGCCGAGCTATTCGGCGAGCGAGTTGCGAAGGCAATGACACGCGCGGCCGAACACGGTAATTTCAGTGCCGTCGAGGCATTCATGCGCGAGGCGCGTCGCGCCCAAGAGGAAGAACTGTTTCTGCTGCGGGCCACACTGCTGGCCATCGAACTGACAAGCTGAGAGGTATATTGTGGTCGATCAGGTAGCCATCGTCATTCCGCGGCCGATCTACCGGGAGGGGTCTGCGTTCACAGCGACGGCTTATTTCCGTACCCGTTCGACCGCTGAGGAATCTACTCCGACCAACGTCAAGTACCGGCTCGACTGCCTTACGACCGGCAAAGTGGTGGCGGACTGGACAGACGTAACTCCTGCAGCGTCGGTTTCGATCAGCGTCACCGGCACGCACAACGCCATTCAGGATCAGGGCAACCTGCAGGAAGTGAAGCAATTGACGGTTGCCGCCGATCATGGCCTTGATACGCGGGTACACGAAACCGCCATCTGGCGGGTGGAGAACTTGCAGGGAATTACCTGATGCCTACTCCCCACAGATTCATTCGCAGCGAAGAGGTACGCCTGCGTATCCGCGTTGCTGAACTCATCACTAGATTGCATGAGCACGTCCGAGGTCTGGTCAAAATGTCGGCTACCCAGGTAAAAGCGGCCGAGATCCTGCTCAGAAAGGCGGTTCCAGACCTGAAGGCGGTCGAACACAGTGGCACGCTGAACGTGAATTACGATGCAGTCGTGCTGGAATTATTGAAGGGCGCGATGGAAGTCCAGGATGAACCAGGTATTGCAGCCGGCCACATTAGAAGCCCTGAACAGACTGCGCACTGAATTCGAGCTGTATGCTCGCGCGGCGCTCAAGCTAAGGAGCAAGTCTGGCGCGATCCTGCCGCTAAATCTCAATCGCGCACAACGCTACGTGCACGGTCAACTTGAGCAGCAACGAACGCTCACCGGCAAGATCCGCGCGCTTGTCCTCAAAGGCCGGCAACAGGGCTGCTCGACTTATGTCGAGGCACGGTTCTTCTGGCGGACGGTGTGGGCGCAGGGTGTGCGGACTTTCATTCTGACGCATGAGGACGTCGCCACCGCCAACCTGTTCGAGATGGTGCAGCGGTTCCTGCATCATCTACCGCCCGAACTGCGACCGTCGGTGAACGCCCAGAACGCCAAGGAATTACTGTTCGAGGCGCTGGATAGCGGCTACAAGGTCGGCACGGCCGGCAACAAGTCGGTCGGTCGGTCGGCGACGGTGCAGCTCTTTCATGGCTCGGAAGTCGCGTTCTGGCCGAATGCTCAGGAACATGCCGCCGGAGTGCTGCAGACGGTACCGAATGATCCTGGTACCGAAGTGATACTGGAATCGACCGCCAACGGTATCGGTAATTTTTTCCATGAGCAGTGGCAGTTGGCTACTCGTGGTGAGTCCGAATACCGCGCGATCTTCGTGCCGTGGTACTGGCAGGACGAATACGCCAGGCCGGTCGAGGAGTTTTCGCCGTCGGTCGAAGATCGCGATTACCAGTCGGCTTATCAGCTCAGGGACGAGCAGCTAGCGTGGCGACACTTCAAACTGATCGAAATAGGCGAGACGCGATTTCAGCAGGAGTATCCGGCGAATGCCATAGAGGCATTCCAGACCTCCGGCACTGATTCGCTGATTGCGCCCGACATCATTCTGCGAGCCCGCAAGGACAAGACGGCGGCTGAGCAGGGTCCGCTGTTGATCGGGGTCGATCCTGCCCGCTTTGGCGACGACCGCACTTCGATCATCCGCCGTCGCGGGCGGGTAGCGCGCGAACTCGAATCGCACAGCAAGAAGGACACGATGGAAGTCGCCGGTATGGTGGTGAGAATAATTCTCAAGGAACAGCCGGCGCGAGTGTTTATTGATGTCGGCGGGCTCGGTGCCGGCGTCGTCGACAGGCTGCGCGAATTGGGTTACGGCGACACCGTTGAGGCGGTCAACTTCGGAGAAAAGGCGCTTGAACCGGACAAATATCGCAACAAGCGGGCAGAGTGCTGGGGCCAAATGAAAGCTTGGCTGACGGAATCGCCTGCGCGCATCCCAGATAGCGACAGTCTACACGCCGATCTGATGGCGCCAGGCTATAAGTTCGACTCGAATTCGCGCTTACAACTAGAGGACAAGGCCGACATCAAGCGGCGCGGACTAGCGTCACCTGATGAAGCTGATGCGTTGGCGCTGACTTTTGCCAGCGCGGTCAATCCGGCGCAAACGAACTACGACCCCTATTCGGCCTTTCGCAGGCAGGCGTAAATGAACGAAGCCAAAGGCAAACCGCTCGGCAGCATGTCCGATAAGGAACTGCTGACGCACATCCGCGAGCGTTTCAAGCGGATGGTAGAGGCGGACGATGATAACCGCCGTGCCGCTCTCTTGGATATGAAGTTTGTCAATGTGCCTGGCGAGCAATGGGACACGTTGATGAAGCGTGAACGCGGCGACCGGCCGTGTTATGAATTCAACAAGCTCGCGATCACCTGCAAGCGCGTCATCAACGATATGCGGTCGAACCGGCCGGCCGGTAAGGTTCGCGGTGTCGAGGGCGGCGACAAGGAGACTGCCGAAATCTTTGAGGGGCTGATCCGTAACGTCTGGAACTCATCGGATGGCGATACGATCATCGACCAAGCGGCGAAATACCAGGTTGAAGGCGGCCTCGGCGCTTGGCGGATCAATACCAAGTACGTCTGTGACGACGCTTTCGATCAGGATATCGTCGTCGAAGCGATTCAGAACCCGTTCTGCCTGTACGCTGATCCGGCCAGCAAGGACATACTCAAGCGTGATGCCATCGATTTCATCCTGACCGACCGGATCAGCAAGAAGGCTTACGAAAAACGCTGGCCGAAGGCCGAAACTGTCGACTGGGAAGCAACCGAATTCGATGACGAAGCAGATTGGCAGGACGACGAGACGGTCAGGATCGTCGAATACTGGTACAAGGAACCGCATAGTAAAGAATTGTGGCAGCTCACTGATGGCAAGGTGATAGATGCAGAATCCGACGAAGCTGCACTGATTCCGCCGGAACTCATCAAGCGCAAGCGCCAAAATATGGGCTGCCGGATCAGGATGTGTATTGCATCCGGCGACGCCATTCTCGAACGCGCCGACTGGGTGGGGGCGAATCTGCCGTTCGTGATGGTCTACGGTGAATCGGTCGTCATCGACGGCAAGAATTTGTGGTCCGGACTGGTGCGGCCGGCCAAGGATGCGCAGCGCTCTTACAACATCGCCCGCACGGCCATTGCCGAAACGGTTGCGATGGCGCCGCAAGCGAAGTGGTGGGCTAGCGTCGAACAGGCCAAGGGCCATGAAGGGACTTGGGCGGAAGCGCATCGCAAGAACTTCCCGTTCCTGCTCTACAATCCAGACCAGAAAAGCCCTGGCTCGCCGCAGCGGATGGGCGCAGCCGATGTGCCGATAGCGCTGATCCAGGAATCGCAGCTCGCCTCGGAAGAGATCAAGGCCGTCACCGGGATTTTCGATGCTTCGCTCGGAATTCGTTCGAATGAAACCAGCGGTCGGGCGATCAACGCCCGGCAGCAGCAGGGCGAAATCGCGAATTTTCATTTCATGGATAACATGGGGAAGGGCATTCGCCGTACCTGGGAAATCCTGATTGATCTGATCCCGAAGGTTTACGATACTGAACGCGAATTGCGCATTCTCGGTGCTGATGGCGCCGAGGATTACGTCACCGTCAACCAGTTCGTCACTGATCCTGCCAACGGCAAGTCGATCAAGGTCAATGATTTGTCGGTCGGCCGTTACGATGTGGCTATTACCGTCGGCCCGTCGTGGGCGACCAAGCGGATGGAGGCGGCCGAGGTCTACACTTCGATGGACCAGGACGGCTCGCTCAAGGCGATTGCTGGCGATCTAATGTTCAAAGCGATGGATCTGCCGTATTCGGAGGAAATCGCCGAACGCATCCGCGTCATGTTGCCGCCGCAGATCCAGCAGCAGCTGACCGAAGGCAAACAAGTGCCGCCGGAAGCGCAAGCGATGATGGCGCAGGTCAAACAGGCGATGCAGATGGTCGAACAGCAGGCGCAGGCGTTGCAGCAAGCCGGTGCCGAACTGCAAAAAGAACAGGCAGGTGTGCAGCAAGGCAAGGCGGAAGTGCAGACTGCACTCGCTAACCTCAAGGCGCAGCAAGCGCAATTCGAGGCTGAAGTCGCCAAGCAGATGGCCGCGCTCACCACCAAGGATGCCCAGCTCACGAGCCACGAGGCGCGCCTGCAGGTGGCCGAAGCGCAGGCTGGCGCGCAGATGGAAGTTGAGACCAAGGAAAGCGAATTCACTCAGGCGATTGCCGCCATCCAACAGGCCGCGCAGGAATTCATGCAGGCCGCAGCGGTGGCGTTGCAGACGCTCAACCAGCAGGCCGGTGAGCAAGCCGGTCTGACTGCGCAGCTCGCCCATCACGCCGCCATGCGTCCGCGCATCAAGATGATGAAGAGTCGACGGGTGAATGGCGAACTGATCGCCGAACCCATCTACGAAGACATGCAGGAAATGGCGTCGTCTGCCCCATCTGGACAGATGATGCAATGAATCCGTACCCGTCCGGTTGACGGGGTAAAAATCCGCGAGAGCGACCATGCCAGAACCGACCGATCAGGCCGTTGCGCCTGCTATTGCCGCAACGAATGCACTACCACAAGGCGAGCCGGAGGGCGAACCAGAAGTTGTGCAGGGAGCAGAACCGGCACCTGCCGCCCAGCCACAGGGCGAAGCCAGAAAGCCAGAGGATGGCTTTCAGAAGCGTGTGGACGAACTGACACGGGACAAATATATGGAACGGCGCGCTCGGGAAGCCGCTGAGGCGGATGCGAAATACTGGCGCGAACAAGCCGAACGGCAGGCACCTAAGCCGGCCGAACCGGTTCCAGCAAAGGTATTGAAACTCGAGGATTTTGCCTACGACACGGAAGCCTACAACGCGGCATTGCGCGAGCAGACGAGCGAAATCGCCCGGACTGCCGGGCGTGAGGCAGCCAGCGCGCTGATCGAATCAGAGCGGGCGGTAGCCGAACAGACGCGGGTAGAAACGTCGTGGCAGGAACGGTTGGCGGGCTTTGTCAAACTCAAGCCCGACGCCGTGGCCAGGATCGAAAGGCAGCCGGCCGACGGCGGCCCGACGATCACGAAGGAAATGGCGCAGGTCATCAAGGTCAGTGAAAATGGCCCTGAACTTGCCTATTATCTCGCCGAGCATCCAGAGGTTTCGCACGACATCGCCCGTCTACCGCCCATGCTCGCAGCCCGCGAACTGGGTCGTATTGAGGCGCGGCTGGCAACGCCAGCACCGCCACGTCCTGTCGTCAGCAATGCCCCGCCGCCGCCGCCGAAAATCGAAGCCGTCGAACCCGCGATCACCAAAGATCAGGACGAGATGAGCGTCGAGGAATGGCGTAAATGGCGGGAGAAACAACTTCGACGAAAAGGTAGCTAGTGATGGCCAATTCAATCCTTACCCCGACGCAGATCACGCGCGAGGCATTACGAGTCTTGCATCAGAAGGCGCTCTTCATCGGCTCGATCAATCGTCAATATGACGATAGATTCGCCCAAGAGGGTGCCAAGATCGGTACTACTCTCAACATCCGCATGCCGTCAAAGTATACAGTTAGGACTGGTGCTACGCTCACTGCACAGGATCACATTGAGCGTTCGACCCCGCTCAGCGTTTCGACGCAATACGGTGTCGATGTGAGCTTTACCAGCGTCGAGCTGACGATGAGTTTGGACGACTTTTCCAAGCGCATCATTCAGCCGGCCATGGCGCAGCTCGCGGCCAAGATCGACGGCGACTGCATGGCGGAAGCCTACAAGTTGGTGAGTAACTACACCAACGCCACCACCAACGCGGTACTGACGTACAAGTACTTCCACCAGGGCGGCGCGCGATTGACGGACAATCTGGCGCCAGTTGGCGACCGCACGGCATTACTGAGTCCGGCTTCTTCGGTCGAATTCTTCGACGCCACCAAGGCGCTGTTCCACGCATCATCGAACCTTGCGGAGCAATTCCGTGAGGGCATGCTGCTGCGGACCGGCGGCTTTGAAGTCGGTGAGTCGACCCTGACGCCTGGACACACCACTGGTTCGATGGCGGGTTCACCGCTAACGAACGGTGCAGCCCTGGGCACGTCGACGACCGCCAACTCGTGGGTGTCGCAGACGACACTTAGCGTCGATGGCGCAACCTCGACGGGGACTGTCAAGGCCGGAGAAATCATCACGCTGTCGGGCGTGTATGCCGTTCATCCAGAAACTAAGGTCAATACCGGCAAGCTCAAGACATTCGTCTGTCAGGCGAATGTGACAATGACGACCAGTGCCACTGCCTATGACGTGGTAGTCAAGCCGGGGATGATTTACGGCGTCGGCAATGCCTACCAGAACTGCGTCTTGTCTGGGGTTTCTGATTCGGATGGCCTGACGGTCACTCGCATCGGCGCCGCTTCGACCGCATTCGGGCAGGATCTACAGTTCCACAAGGACGCCTTTGTCTTCGCAACAGCCGATCTGATCGACGTGTCGCAGTACGGCGCTTGGGGTGCTCGCCAGACAATGGATGGCATCTCCATGCGGATCGCGAAGCAGTACGCGATCTCGAGCGACACGCTGCCGTGTCGTCTCGACGTGCTGTGGGGCTTCGGCGGGCTCTACCCAGAACTCGCCAACCGCCACATGTACACCGCATCGCTGGTGTAACTGCTATGGGGAGCGGGCCCGCTGCCGCTCCCCTTCGGAGTATTCACATGATAGAACGGCGACTTGGACAAAAGTCGCAGAGCGTGCACGCCTACATCGCGACACCCGCCTATGACGGCAAAGTCGAATGCAATTATTCTCAGTCGTTGGCGGAAACTGCTTTCTGCTGCCCGCTGTATGGCGTACATCTGACCGCCGGTGTAATGGGCAATGGCGCTTTCATCGATCTCGCCCGCAACATCTTCGTCAAGAAGTTCCTCGAGGACTTCAAGGAATGCACGCATCTGGTGTTCATCGACGCTGACCTGAAGTTCGAGGCGCGAGCCTTCATCGGTCTGGTCAAGAGCGGTCATCCGATCTGCGCGGGCGTCTATCGGCGCCGGCAGGAGCCTGAGGACTACCCGGCACAGTGGACAGAACACAAGGACGGCGGCCTGTGGGTTGAAAACGATTGGTTGATGTGCAATCGTGTCCCGACAGGCTTCCTGTGCATCTCGCGGCCGGTGATCGAAACGATGGCAAAAGATGCCGTCCAATTACAGATTCACGGTCAGGATGGGCCGGTGCCAAGGTTGTTCTACACTAAGGTTGATGCAGAGAACCGCTTCGTTGGCGAGGACTTCGCTTTTTGCGATGACTACCGCGCGCGCTATGGCCAGCCGATCCCAGTGTGGCCAGACTTCGACTTTGTGCACGGTGGCTACAAGGGTAATTTCCATAGTTACTTGACCAAACGGATTGAGGAAGAAACGGCTGCCAAACAAGTGCGACAAGCAGCAGTGAGCGCCGTCGCGTGAGTGAACTACTGATCGGTTGCGGGACCAATCGTGACAAGAAGGTAACTTTTCCAGAAGTGCCGACAGACTGGACGGCGCTGACGACGCTCGATATGGACCCAGCCGTGTTGCCGGATGTCGTTCACGATCTGAATGTGCTGCCATATCCGTTTGCGGATGGCAAGTTTACCGAGATTCACGCCTACGAAGTGCTCGAACATTGTGGGCGGCAGGGCGACTGGTTTTTCTTTTTCAACCAGTTCGCAGAGTTCTACCGGATTCTGCAACCGGGCGGCTATTTCGTTGCCACCGTGCCGATGTGGGATGCGCCCTGGGCATGGGGCGATCCAGGTCATACCAGGATCATCAGCAAGCAGTCGCTGATCTTTCTCAACCAGGAAGAATATGCGCAGCTCGGCCGAACTTCGATGACGGATTATCGGCGCTGGTGGCGCGGCGACTTTCGCACCATCGGCGTGCAGGAAGACTCGGATATTTTCGGTTTCGTATTGCAGCGTCGATGAACTATTTGGAGGATTTGTGGCGGCGTTATCTAGATCAGCCGCACGAGGTCAGTTTTGAAACACAGACGCTCTGCAATGCACGTTGCACGTTCTGTCCATATCCGACGCTCGAACGGCTCGGGACGCGAATGCCGGATGAGCTGATCGAGCGAATCGTTGAACAATTAGCGGCGTTTGAAGTGCCATTTTATGTTTCGCCGTTCAAGTTGAACGAACCGCTGCTTGACGCACGGGTCTTGCCGCTGTGTGAACATATCAACCGTGAAGTACCTACTGCGCTGTTGCGGCTGTTCACCAACGGTCAGGCGTTGACGCCTCGGGCAATCGACTCGATTGCTGGTCTGCAGCGATTGGCGCACCTGTGGATTTCGCTAAATTCGCATGATCCAGTCGAATATGAGCGATTGATGGGCCTCGACTTTGATAAGACCGTCAAGCGGATCGACTACCTGCACACCAGTGACTTTCCGCATCCGGTCATGCTGTCATGTGTCGGTTATCCGAACGAAGCATTCCGTCACTACTGCTTCGGGCGTTGGCCGAAGTTCGATAGTGTCGCCATCAAACGTGACGCCTGGATAGATTACCTGCCATCACAAGCACTGGTGCCGGATACGGCTTGCGGGCGGTGGTTCGAACTGTCGATTACGGCTACGGGAGTCGTGTCGCACTGCTGCATGGACGCCGAAGCGAGATTTCCGATTGGCAACGTCAAGACGCAAACGCTACTCGAAATCTACAACGCGCCGTTCTGGCGGGAACGCCGCGACAAGTTACTCAGCCGCAAGGTCCTGGATGAACGCTCGCCCTGTGCGAGATGTAGCTACTGAGGGATCATGTCAACCAATACCGAAATCATTACCGATTCGCTCCGGCTGCTCGGCGTGCTGGCAGAAGGCGCGACACCAACTGCAGAGCAGGCGGCCGACTGTTTGCGCATGCTCAATCAATTGTTGGCGACCTGGGAGATCGACAACATCACGCTCGGCTATTTCGCGCAGAGTGATCCGGCTGCGACCTGTCCTATCCCAGACTGGGCGGAGAAGGGTGTTTACGGCCAGCTTGCGCTCGATTTAGCACCGCAGTTTCATGCTGTTGTAACAGCAGCAGGCTTGAAGATCGCGCAAGACGGCTACGAACTGATCCTACGCACGCTCATGAATCTCCGTCTCAAGGGCGTCGATATGTCGCATTTATCGCTCGGCGCCGGCCACTGGGCCGGGCGTGGCAAACGCTACAATATCCTGACTGACGCCTGAGTTACCGTTACATGCGACATCTTCCTTTTCACAGTTACCGTCGCAACGTCCCGAACGCTGCAGCGCGACTGGTCAATGTTTTCGCTGAGGCCAACCCGAAGGATGCCAAGGGACCGTATTCGCTGCTGCGGTCGCCTGGTGTGAAGAGCTGGCAGTCGGTCGGCACCGGCCCTGGCCGCGGGCTCAAGGTCATGGGCAACCAGTTGTACGCGGTCTCCGGCAATGCGCTCTTTACGGTTGGCGGGTCAGTAAGCAATCTCGGCAGCATTCCTGGCAGCGGGTTGGTATCGATGGCGGAGAATGGCTCAACTCTGGTGGTTGGGACGAACCCGGATAGTTACCGCTACAACGGCGTGAATGTCGCGCAAATCACCGATCCTGACCTTCCAAGCGTGCAGTCCTGGGGTTTCGTCGATGGCTATTTCACCTATGTCGAAGCCGGCAGTGGCCGGTTCGGCTGCAGCGACCTGTACTCGACCAACTTTGATGCGCTCAAGTTTGCCACCGCCGAGGGTACGCCAGACAATTTGGTCGATCATCTGGTCGATCACAGGCAGATCATCCTATTCGGTACGCAGTCGACGGAAGCATGGTGGAATAGCGATACACCAAATTTCCCGTTTTCACGCATTTCGAACGGCTTCATAGAAATCGGCGCGCTCGGTGGGGCGGCGAAACAGGACAACAGCGTTTTCTGGGTAGCGAACGATCTCACCGTCCGCCGCCTGGTCGGCAGTACGCCAGCCCGTATCTCGACGCATGCCGTCGAGGAAGCCCTGCGTGGTTACACCTCGACGCCGCGCGGCTTCGCTTATTCGCTCGAAGGCCATCTCGTCTATGTGCTCAAGTACGACGAAGCTACCTGGGCGTATGACGCCACCACTAACGAGTGGCACGAACGCGAGAGTTATCCAGTCGCGACTTGGCGGGCTTGCTCGATTGCAGTCATCGACGGCACGATTTACGTCCAGGACCGCACGACCGGCGCCGTTGGGACACTTGATCCAGACACCTATAGCGAGTGGGGTGCAATTTTACGCTCTGAGTGGACCTATCCGAATGTCTATGACGGTAACCGCTGGCTGTTCCACAGCCGTTTCGAAGTTGTCTGTCAGACGGGTGTTGGACTCATCAGCGGGCAGGGCTCCGATCCCGGTATCGTACTCGAGTATAGCGATGACGGCGGCCGGACCTGGACGACAGCGGCTGGGCGAAGTATGGGCGCGATTGGAGATTATAAACATCGCGTCTTCTGGAATCGGCTCGGTCGTAGTCGCGATCGCGTCTATCGCTGCTGGGTGAGTGATCCGATCAAGCTGTCGATCATCGACACGCAGCTCGAGGTCGAGCCGGGAACGCCGTGAAATCCGTCAAGGATATACCGTTTCGGTTTCCGTCTGGGCCAGTGCGGTGGGAAGACTTGGCGAGCATTCTCGGCGTCTGGCAGCGTGAGATCCTAGCGGAATTCGATATCCGCAATGCCGAGACAGTGTTTTCGTCCGGGCTGGTCGCAACCACTACCGGTGTCACATTGGGCGCGCAGGCACTTCCCAGCGGCCGGACGGTGGGTGTGCCGGCGTTGTTCACCTACATCGGCGACGCCGGCAGGGCGGCCTCGCAGCGGTTTCTGTGGCCGATCACAGCGGCCAATCGCAACAGCGTCCAAAGTGCCGCTACGATACTGACGGCGACTTCTGGGGGCGCCAATTCGACGATTGCCGTCGCTGCGCATTCGGTCAAGTTCGACTTCGGCAGCGTCGCTTACAACTCCGGCTCGATCGCTGGTTTGACGCCGGAGACGACCTATTACGTCTATGCCGATGATCCGACCTTTGCCGGCGGTGCTGTCAGTTATTTGGCGACGACCAACCCGGACAATCTGATTGCGCAGGGCCGCTATTATCTTGGTTTCATCGAGACACCATTTTCTGGAGATACCAGGTCAATTGACGCCGCCACGAATGCGGCTGCGGTCGAGTTTACGACGGACGCTAATCATGGCTGGACGACTGGCCAAAGCGTGACTT